GCAGCCGCGGACGCGCTGAGTGCCGCCGCCGCGCCGTAAAGGGGTGCCGAGCTGGCGGCGAGCTCGGCCGCGGCGCTGCTGAGAGCGGCCGCGTCACTACCCTGCCCGCCGCCGAGCCCGGGCAGCAGCTTCTGCGCGAGCTTCGCGAGCTGTTGGCGGACGATGAAGCGGGTGATGTCGGCGGCGATTGAGTCGAAGAACGCGCGGAAGTCCGCGGTGCCCTTGGTGAAGAACTCGGTGAGCGTGTCCTCGGCAGCCCCGAACGCAGAGCTGAGGATTGACTCGGCCTGGCCCGCGACGTCCTTGGCCGCATCCAGGTAGTTCTGCAGCGCGCGCCGCGCGCCGTTTTCCCAGTTCGCTTGCGCCTCGGCCTTCGCACGCTCGCCGTCCTGCACGATGCGCACCTGCGCGTCGTAGTTGGCTTGGAGCGCGGCGAGCCTACGGTCGTACTCGGCGCGCTCGATGTCCTTGCGGTCGAGCTGCTCGTTGAGCCGGCGCAGCTCCTGCGAATAGGTGTTCTGGATCTCGGTGAGCCGCTGGTAGTACTCGAACGCCTTGTTGCCCAGCGTCAGGCGCGCGAGCTCCGCGTCGTAGTTCTTGCGCAGTGTCTCGTTCGTCGACTCGAGCGCCTGCTTGTACGCCTTGAACGCCTGCTCGCGCTGGCGCGCGACGTTGTCCTCCTGGATGCCCAGCACCTGCAGCGCCGCCGCGCCGTCCTGCCGCACCTTCGCAAGCTGCGCCTCGAGCTGCGCGGCCTGGCGCGCGTTGTTGATGCCGTCGGCACCCTTGCCGTCCCGCTCGCGCAGGATCGCGATCTGCGCCTGCAGCGCTTTCTCCTGAGCCGCGGTGTCGTCCGCGATGTACTTGCGGGTGCGGTCGTAGTACTCGCTGACGGTGATCAGCTTCGCGCCGTACTCGGCCTCGGTGACGCGCCGGCTGTTCGCCGTCAGCGCCTGCTCCTGCGCAAGCTGGTCGCGCACCGCCTGCAGGTCTGCCTGCAGGTCGGCGCGATCGATGCTCCGCGTGCTGGGCGGCTTCTTTTGGCCCTTCTTCCGCTCCTCCTCGATCTCTCGATCGATGGCGGCCAGCGCGGTGCGCTCGGCGTCGCGGATACGGGCGTTGAGCGCGAGTCCGCCGTTGCCCTTGAGCGCGTCGGTCGCACCCTTGGCAGCCTTGGCGATGATCGCCGCGCGCTCCCGCTGTAGCTGCGCGAGGCGTGGCTCCAGCTTCCGCGCGGCCTGCTCAAGCGCCACGTACGTGTCGTTCGCACTCTGCTCGGCGGCCTTTGCGGCCTCCTCCCGGTTCTGCGCAGACTGCTGGCGGATCAGGCGCGTCAGCTCTGCCTGGGCATCGCGGAGCTGGCCGCTGGTATCGAACAGGCTGTAGCCGGGACGCTGCGCGCGCCGCAGGGCAGCCACCTTTTCGGTCTGCTTCGCGATCTGCTCGTTGAGCGAGAGATCCCGGCCGATGCCCAGCATCGCGTCCCACGCCGCCTTCGCGCCGGTCTCGAGCTCGCGCCAGCGGCGCTGCAGGAACCCGACGCTCTCGGAGACGTCGGCCGCGCGGTCCTGCATGGTGCGCGCATACGCTTCCATCGCGACCGTCGCCGCGGCCTGCTCCCGCCCTTGCTCCTGCAGCGCGCGGACCTGGTCGTAGATCTCCGCGGTCAGGAAGTGCGTCGACTCGTTGAGCTTCACGACGGCCGCGGCCGGGTCGCGCGCGAGGCTCGCAAACTGCTCCACTGTCTGCTCGATCGCCTGCCCGGTGGCCGCCTCCATCGCGACGGCGGTCTCAGCGACGAGCTTGAACTGCTCGGCCGCGAACTTGCCGCTGCTCGCCACCTCGACTAGCGCCCGCGCTGCGTCGCCCTGCGTTGCGGCCCCGGTCGCGATCGCGACCTGCATGTCGCGAAGGTCGCTCGTGGTAACGCCCGCGACGTTGCCGGTGAGGGCCAGAGCCTGCGCGAAGGCGTTCGACTCCTGGCTGCCCTTGTAGGCGGCCACGGCGAGGGCCGCGAGCCCGGCGCCCGCGATCGTGATTGGGTTCACCAGCGCCGCGATTTCGGCGCCCAACGCGGCCGCGGCCGGCTTGATGCCGCCGAACATGTCCTTGAGCTGGCCACCCTGCTGGAAAAGCACGGTGAGCGGCGCCTGGCCACCCTGCAGCGACGTGATGATGTCGGTGAACTGGGCGGGCACGCCGCGCAGCGCCGCCTGGTATTGCTTGGCGCTGATCTCGCCGCTCTTGGTCGCCTGCTCCGCACGCGCGAGCTTGCGCACGAGGTCGTCGACAACCGCCGTTGGCAAGCCCTTGAGCGCGGCGTTGTAGGCGATCTGCTCCGCCTTCGTCTTGCCGAGCAGGTCCGCCTGCGTGAGCAGCGAATTGACCCGGCGCTTCTCGGCCGCGTTGAGCTTCTCGTAGTCCTGCTGGGCGGCCGCCGACATGCCCGACATGCGCGACTTCGCCGCGGCGATCGCGCTGTCGAACTGCGAGGTGTCGACGACGATGTCGAGCCGGGCAGTTCCGATGCTGTCGGTCATGGCGGTCCCAAAAAAGAGGCCCGCGCGAGCGGGCCGGAGAGAGTCAGTCGATCGAGAGCACGGCACGCTCGATCACGCGCACCGCGTCGAACAGGTCGTCGTAGTCATCGCGCGCGAGGGCGGCGCGGTCGAGCTCGTGGAACAGGACGTTGTAGTCGAGTCCCACCGAGCCGCCGAGTCCGACGCGCCACTGGGTCTGGACGCGCAGGTACAGGTCGATCGCCGGCAGGTTCTCGGCCCACAGGCCGAAGCGCCAGGCGCCGGCCTCGAGATCCCAGAAGATGCCGTCCTCGATGCAGTCCTCGAGCGACGCGTAGTCGTCCACGGTGACGCCCGCCTGCTCGAGCTCCTCAGGCGTTGGCGGCTTCCAGTAGAGCGCCTTCGCGCCGCCGATCAGTTTCCCTTGCGGGCGACCTGCAGCGCCTCGCCGTACGCGGCGAGGATGGCGCCGGCGACGCCAGGCTGGAGATCGTCGAGACGCTTGAACGTCTCGGCGGTCGGCTCGGCGTCGGCGTTCCACGACTCGACGATCTGCGCGAGTGCATCGGCGACCTCGAGCGTGCCCTCCGCGATCTTCTGCAGCATCGCGACGTACTCGCTGCGCGGCTTGTGCCGGAAGACGATCTCGAGCGTCTGCTCGCGCGCCTGGCCGGTGATCTTGATGCTGGACGGGATGGTGGGCTGGGGCTGGATGGTGAACGTGGAATCTCCGAGGAAGGGGCGGCCCTAAGGCCGCCCCTCGGTCATCACGACGCGTAGCGGACCGGGTTGGCGTTGAGGTGCGAGAGCGAGATCTGGCACTTCATCGGCTGATTCGCGTCCATCGTCGGCGTCTTGTTCACCGACACGTAGCTCAGATACAGGATCTTCGAGCCGTTCTTCGTGGTGATGCGAACCGCACGCGGGTCCCCGTCGTCGCTGGCGTCGCTGGCGGCCTGCCAGCCCGCGAGGGACGGGTCGTCGGCGACCTCGATGTTCACGCCGGCCGCCGACTTGTTGGTCGGGATGCGCTGTTCGAAGTCGTCCTCGAGGAACTGGAAGGTCGTGTAGTTCTGCTGGCCGCCCTCGCTGGTGATGCCGAGGATCTGCTGGATCTGCGTCCAGCCGCTGACCTTCTGCACGGTGCCGCCGCCCGATCCGGCGGGAAACTTCTCGGTGTCACTCGAATCGAGGCCTTCGAGCTCGAAGGTGCCGGCCTGTGCATCGGCGACACGGTAGACGCGGTTGCTGGCCTTCGACCAGCCGGACGTGAACACGACGTAGTCACCGTTGACGAGGCCGTGCGCCGCGGCGGTCGCCTCGGCCTGCGCGGCGTTCGTCACCGCCGTGACGTTGATGGGGGTGCCGAAGCCGCTCGAGATGTGAGCGGTCGAGCCGTTGGGCAGCTTGACGGACATGGATTGCTCCTGGGTACGGGTGGAGGTGATCCCGCCCAACGGCGGGCACAAAAAAGCCGCCCGAAGGCGGCCTGTTTGCTTTCGGTGGATTCGCGCTAGGGCGCGAACCAGATGCTGTAGAACGCGCGCGCGCCGTAGAGCTTCAGCGGCTCCTCGTAGAGCGACACCGGCGCGCCAAGGCGCGTCGCGGCGAGCTGGTCGCTGAGGCGCACGCGGATCTGTCGCGCGAGCGTCGATGCCTCGAGGCGGGACTTCGCCCACGGGATGACCTGCACGCGCGCGTTCTCCTGGTCGGGCAGCGTGCCCTCCAGAAACTCGATGTCCTCGCCGCCGACCTGCTGGTAGACGATGCAGGGGAAGACGACGT